GAACAAACTTGACGCCATTAGACATTTATGCCAAGAAGTTCGGGGGTTTCAAGAGACAAAGATTAATTAAGTCTTACAATGAGACCCAGAGGTCAGGGAAACTGGACTGGCGAATCACCGCCATGGTTAAGTGTGACAAATATGATCTCGATAAAGCGGAGACCAAGCCACCCAGGATAATACAATTCAGGAAACCGGCAACCAACATAGAAGTCATGAAGGCCGTTGCCGAGGCCGAACATGAGCTGCTGGGAGGTCCAGGTCTTGGACCCTCCCGGTCGCCTATGTCCTCTAAAGGGATGACTACTTCTACGCGCGCTAGAGTCTGGGAAGAAAAACGACTCGCGATTCGCGATGCTGTCTGCCTGATGGTGGATTTTGAGAAACTGGATGCACATTTGCACACAGTAGCCTTGGTCAGAATAGGGCACTACACATGGAGGAAGATCACTCAATTGCCTTTAAAATTGTTAGACAATATGTTGTTCAATAAAGGCAGGATAGGGACGCTGAACTACACAGCAGTGGGCACGAGGATGTCAGGTGACCAAACGACTGGTGGTGAAAATACCATCATCACTGTCGCTTTAGCGGCAGCTGTCGCGGACATACTCGGAATAGAAGTTGAAATCCTAGGGGATGGTGATGATGGAATCATCTTCATCAGCCGCGGGGATCTCGACCGCTATTGGAAGGCTTATGATGAAATCTGCCGGAAGGTCTTCGGACTCAAGGCCAAGATGGAAATAGCCAACATGCCCAAGGATGAGGAGTATTGCCAGTCTAGACTGGCCCATCGACCTGATGGGACTCCACACTGTATTGTCGACCCGATTCGGGCGTTACGGCGCTCGACTTGGGTCGTGAACCAGTGTGGAGGCAAGCGAATGTACGAACTTCTCGTCGGCAATTTAGTTTCAACGTACTTGATGTACCCAAACACCCCAATACTCACGCGCAGTGTATACCAACTTTTGGTGAATATAGGCGCTGTGAGAGATTTCCGGGTTGTTGTTTCTTATGACATTGGACAAAGTAACCAGTGGCTTAGAGAGAACAGGGAGAGACACATCAAGGGCCACATCCATGAATTTGAGGGTCGCCTCACTACACATTTACCCCGCGAATACCTAGATGTTTCAGAGTTAGAACGATTCGAACTCCATCAAGCTTATGGGTACTCGCCCGAGACACAGTTCTCGATAGAAAGACTATTCCCTGTCGGGATGCTCAACACACGCCTCCAGGTCGGGGGTTGCAAAGCCAGT